TTCAGATATGGAGCAAACGAGATTGAATAGAGAAAATCGTGAGAGACAAACCAAAAGAAGACCTGCTAAGTCTGGTCCGTTCTATGACTCTCAGTTCGAAAATAGTCTTAAAAAGATTATGCTACAAAGCGGTATTGTTACGCCTAGCGAACTCGGTGTGGATTTATTACCTAAAAAGAAAGCTGAGAAGAATGCTCTTGAGCTTAAAGATGGGTTTTCACAAAAGAATACAACGAAGTTGGTCAAAGATTCGTCAGAATCTTTACCTGGAGTTCCCGGCGAAGGTAGGCCAAGAATGTCTAAAGATACCAAGAAACGAAAGACTAAAACTTTTAAACCCAGAACTGGAGCTACATTAGACATATGGGCACAAGACGCACAGGATAAAATTAGCTCTATAGTTAATCCGCTTATTTTGGACTTTTACCAGAAAAAGAACTTGAGATCTTTATCTAGTGACGAAGCTAAAAATTTGGAATATATTAAAACACAGGTCTTGTTTTCAATTCAACCATATTCTGCAATAGAAAATGAAAAAATTGCATCCGACTTATCTGAGGTTGTTGAAGATCATACCAAAAAGGCAATATTGGGGTATGAATATTGGGTAAAGGTCATTGCTAGTGATTTAAACAGAATACTAACAACAGAAGAACAAAAATTAGTTAAGTCTATTTATTATTCTTCCATACATACACAAGAGGGTTGATATGCAGATATACCAAAGCGAATGGGATGACGGTGTCGCAGAACAAATATCGGCCAATGCGTCCGTTGCTTATATTTCAGAAGCTCAACTCTGCACAAAAAAAGATATCAATATTTCAAAAGATCCAGAAGATATTAGCGATACTTTAAAAAGTTTAGCTGCATTGAATGATGCTGATTTGTATTATGTTCAATCTATTTTAGTGTCTTCCTCATGGAATAAAAATGATGATGTTTTTGACAAAGCAGAAGTTTGGAAAGCTAAAAGCACACCGGAAGATAAGCCTACAAATCTAGAACACGATGAAGACCAAATAGTAGGACATATAGTTTCTAACTGGCCTGTTGATACTAAGGGCAACATTATTCCTGACAATACTAATGTGGAAGATTTACCAGAGAAATTTCATATCCTTACAGGTTCAGTTATATATCGTAATTTTACAAGCCCTGAGTTAAGAGACAGAGCAAATGCTCTTATAGACCAGATCAAAGAGGGTACTAAGTATGTTAGTATGGAATGCTATTTTGATAGTTTTGATTATGGTTTAACTAATAAAGTAAATGGAGAATATAAAGTATTAGAAAGAAATAATAATACAGCATATTTAACAAAACATCTTAGAGCGTATGGTGGACTTGGTGAATACGAAGACTATAAGATAGGTAGAGTTTTGAGAAATATTAATTTTTCTGGCAAGGGGTTCGTAGATAAGCCAGCTAATCCAGAAAGCGTAATTTTTGATTCCAATACGATTAAGAATATGTTGGTTATCGAAGAAGATAAAAAAGAAGAAAAAGAAAAAATAGTCAATTTTTCAAATAATAGTGTATCTAATATTCAAGCAACCTCTAACCCGGAGACTGATAATATGAGTTTAGAAAAAGATGTCGAATCACTGAAAGATAAAGTCGAAGCCATGGATGGTTGCGGCGATGTTCTTAAAGACGCTTATAGTCGTGTAAGCGAATTAGAAGCAAAAGTAATGGATCTTGAAGCTACTATGATTAAAGATCATGACGAAATGAAAAAGAAGGAAGATGAGCTAAAAGCACAGCTTGAAGCAGCTCAAACATCCATCTCTTCTAAAGAAGAGCACCTCGAAGAATATAAACAAAAGATGCAAGCAGAAATTGAAGAATCTGTTGCTACTAAAGCATCTGAAACAGAAGCATCTGAAGCAGCACATACTGAGGTAGTACAAGCTAAAGACGCTGAAATCGAAACACTGAAGAGTGAGCTTAGCACAGCTAACGAAGCTATTGAGGCTTATAAAGCCAAAGAAGTAGAACTAGCTAGACAAGCTAAAATAATGAGTAGAGTTTCTGAACTTGTTGAATCTGGTGTGAAAACTGATGTAGCAGAAGCAACTGTTGCTAAGTTTGAAGCATTAGATGACGAGTCATTCGCTACTATTAAATCATTGGTATCATCCGATATGCCTGAGTGGATTAAAGAGACTTCGACCGAAGAAGAAGCTGTAGCCGAAGAAGCTGAAGCTGAAACTGAAGAAGTTGTTGAAGAAGCTGTTCAAGCAGAAGAGGCTGAAGAAGCTGGCGAAAGTCCTGAAGCTGTTGAAGCTGCTTCTACTGAAACATTGGAAGATGTTGAAGTTGAAGAAGAAGTCAGCTTGAGCGTTGGTAGTGAAGATGACTCGGAGTTACAGACTGCTAGAGCATCATTAGTAGAGTTTGTACAATCTAGATTAGGCAAAAACCAAAACTAATAAAGGGAGAATGAAAAATGGCTTTAAAACCAGATAGAGTAGAAAGTTTCACTGATATTTCTTATTTCATGAATTCAACTGCTGACCGTGGTGGCGTAGCTGTTTTCGGTGCCACAAATGGCGTCGGAGCTGCTATGGACGACGCTGATGCTGTTGTTGCATATCCAACAGGTAGTCCTTCGGGAACTGCACCTGCTGGAGTTTTATTGAACGACGTTGTTAATCTTGATTTAACAAGACAACACGTTAATTGGCATAAAGACGAGACGCAAGTTGGTGGTAAGGTTAGTCTGCTTCGTAGAGGTCAAGTGACTACTGACATGTTGGCTGCTGGTCAAGCACCAACAGCTGGTCAAGACGCTTACTACGATGGGGCAGGAAAATTTACTACCGTTTCAACCAACAGTGTAAAAGTTGGGGCATTCTTAAGTAGTAAAGATTCCGAAGGTTACGTCAAAGTAGACATCAACATTACCTGAAACTAGGAGAGATAAATAATGGCTAATAATAAATTTGATCCGTCCCCTGAACTTACTGATCTTTTAATGAGATCGGGTTCCGCTGAAAAAGGAGAGTCCTTGTCTGCAAGTCGAGAGTTTGCAAAAGCTCTTGAGTTACCGTTGCGTCAAGCTGTTCTTAATGGAGATATTTTGAATGGTATCTTTGAGCCAATTCAACTTGCTCAAAGCGCTACTCCAGAGTTTCCATTAGACTTCTTGGCTCCTGGTACTGAGAAGGATTTTGTTGCTTACACCGTTCCTAATCATGGCTATATTCCAGAACGTCATGTTGAAGGTGATTATGTCATGGTTCCAACCTTTGACATTGGTGCAAGTATTGATTACCTCTTAAAGTATGCTCGTGACGCCCGTTGGGATGTCGTTGGTCGTGCTATGGAGGTTCTCGAAGCTCAATTTGTCAAGAAGATGAATGACGATGGATGGCACACGCTGCTTGCAGCTGGTGTTGATCGTAACATCGTAGTATTCGATAGCGATGCTTCTGCTGGTCAGTTTAGTAAGAGACTTGTTTCTCTTATGAAGACTGTCATGCGTCGTAATGGTGGTGGTAATAGCTCTAGTAATAACAGAGGTATTCTTACTGACCTTTTCGTTTCTCCAGAAGCTATGGAAGACCTTCGTAACTGGGGTGTTGATCAAGTAGACGAAATTACTCGTCGTGAGATCTACACAGCTGGTGATGAGGGTGGTGCTGTCAATAGAGTCTTCGGTGTTAATCTTCATGATCTTGATGAGCTTGGCGAAGGTCAAGAATATCAAGAGTTCTATGATAACGTACTTTCAGGTTCGTTGCCTGCTACTGATACCGAGTTAGTTGTTGGTTTGGATCTTCGTAAAAGAGATTCATTTATTATGCCAGTTCGTCAAGAAGTTCAAATCTTTGAAGATGATACCCTTCATCGTCAAAAACGAGCAGGCTTCTATGGCTGGGCTGAGCAAGGTTTTGCTGTTCTAGATAATAGAAGAGTCATTTTAGGTTCTCTATAATTTACAGCTAATGTTGTTTACGAAGGTAGCCACCTCTTTTGGGGTGGCTATTTTTTTTATACATGCTGGTCTATAATGGGGTATATAAGATTATTCCCATAAATTTACTACAAGGAGATTTCCTATGGCCGCTGGTAAGTATGATTTTTCTATAGAACAGGGAAGTTCCTTTAAAATTGATTTTATATATAAAGATCAAAATAAAACACCTGTAGATTTAACCAGTTACTGTGCTAGACTTTCTTGGAAAAGTTCTAAAATGGAAACAACAGTTGTAAATAGTGTTACTGGTAGTACTACTATTGAAGTTAAAAATCAAGGAGTTTTGGTCCCTGATGCTATTATTAGTGGACCTAATATTCCTGAAGGCACAACTATTGTAAGTTTTGTTTCTAGTACTTCTATTGCTACACTCTCCCAAGCAGTTACTTTACTTAAAGA